CTCTCTGAATGTGTGCTATTGAAATTGATACCTGACAATCACAACACCGTCACCGCCCGCACCGCCGTTGCCTGAACCTCCGGCATTAGAACCGCCCCCGCCGCCCCCGCCGCCGCGTCCGTCGGTTCCGTCGGTGCCGTTACCAGGACCTACAGCACCCGCACCGCCGCCGCCCGTTCCGCCAGTGCCGGCCGTTCCGCCGTCGAACGTGCCGCCGCCGCCACCGCCGCCATAGGTTACGGATGCGCCAGTGACAGAATTCGCTAGTCCGTTGCCACCGTTGCCCCCTGCACTGCTGCTGCCGTTCGCGCCGTTCGCTGGCGCCGCCCCACCGCCGCCCCCGCCGCCGTAGTTCGATGCGCTCGGCGACCCGTTGCCGCCATCACCGCCCGGCGTGCCATTGCCGCCGATCTTATCGTTCGTCGCGCCGCCGCCTGATGCGCCGTCGCGCCCGTTGCTGCCCGTATTGTTTCCGGCCCCAAGGCCAGCGCCATTACCGCCGCCGGCCGCAGTGATCGAACCATCGAAGGAGGATGCCTCACCATCGCCGGAAGCGATCGGCGCTTCGTTCGTTCCAACGCCGCCCACGCCCACTGTGATTGCGTAGGTTCCAACAGCGATTGCGAACGATGCGTTATAAGCGACTTCGCCGCCGCCCCCACCCCCGCCGCCTACGGCGTTAGCCCCGACCCTACCGCCCCCGCCGCCGCCGCCAACGACTAGGATTTCAGCGTTTCCCGATCCGCTTGTGACCTCGAAAGTACCATCGACCGTGAACGTGTGGACCTTGTAATCGCCGTCCGTTGCAATCGATCCGCCGGTAGCCTCCATCAGAATTACGCCCTCGGACCATCCGGCCCCGAGCATCGAGTTGGCTAGATCAAGTACCGGGATCATGCATCCGTCTCGGCGTCGGTCGTGATGTAGAGGATGATGCCGTGCAGCCGCGCATCCACGTCCAGAGATTGAGAGCTGTCATCGGTTTCACGTGCAACCCTGAAATGCACCACGTCCTCAGCCGCTGGCGTGCCCGCAATGGTGATCGCTGACGACTCCGGCGAGACGTATAGATCGTTCGTAGTGCCGCCCGTGTCTACAACCGTTTGCGCTGTTCCGAATGCGACCGCGATCGCATCGTCGTTGCTTATCGCGACGGCTTGCAGGCTAAACACGACCGTGAACGATGTCGCCGCCGCATGCGACCAAACGGATTTGTATGTAACCGTCCCCTCGTTCCAGCTTTTCGGCATCGCGATCGAGAACTGCGCGTACTCGGCCGTGGTCGCGTCGAAGTTAAGCGTACTGATGTCCGGCTGATTCGCCGCCGATGCAATCGTTGCCAGTGACGCGCACCCGCCCGTTGCACTCGGTCGCATCGCTGCGGCTGATACCCAAATGCTATGCCGGCCCGCCGTACCCGTTGCCGTCGCCGGAGTCGACGCGCCATGCACGCCGTAAAGGCCTGCACGGTGATCCTGTTCTGCCGTGACCACGCCGCCCGCCGTCGTGAGAAGATAGACACGCGCATAGGTTGTCGTCGCGTTCCAATTCGTCGCGCTGGTGCTCGTGCTGATCGCGCCGTCGGATCGCTGCACGACAACGTAATTCGTGGACGCATCCGTTAGAGTCAGTGTGCCCGCTGTGACGCTGAACCCGGACCAGCGCCCGCCGTAGTAGCCCCAACTTAGACCCGATGTCGGAGCCGGCTGCCGCTTGCCGTAGACGCTGGAATAATCGATGGACTCGAAATTTTCGTTGATCGGAACCTGTGGCGACGCTTCCGAGCCGGTCAATTCCTGAAAGTTCATCCGAAATGCTCCAATGCGTAACCGCGCCCGACAATGGCGGAAATCTGATAGATGCGGAAGTAGAACTGATCGCCCGGCGTGAGCCCGTCCGTAGTCTGCTGCGCGGCCGTGTAGCTCGCCGTCTCACTCGTAGCCGTGATCGTTCGCAGCACGGTCGCAAAGTTTGAATTGTCCGCGTCCGCAACCTCGACAATGTACGATTCTGTAGACTCGCCTAACGGTACGCTGATCCCAAGAGTCCCGACGTAGCGCGTGCTCAAGCGCGTGCGCCGCCGCCATGTGATCGTGGCATTGTTGGAACCATCGCGCGTGATCCGCGCGTCCACCGGAGCGAACGGCTTGAGTCCGACGCCGGTATCCGTAAACGGTTCGGCCGGCGCCGTCCCGAGCGCTCGGCCGAGCGTGACGCCTTTGTAGTACCGCTCGTCGCCGAGCTGCGAATTCGTCAGCACGATGCGCCGCAAGCCTCCCTCGCGCAGCAGTACGCAGCGCTCGCCGGCCGCATGATCGACCATCGCCCATTCCGTACCGCGCGCGCCGCGGATCAATCGAGTCAGCCGATACGTGGCGTTAAGCGGTCCAGCCGTGACCAGCGTCGCCGTGATGAACTGAATGATCTCGCTGCCGATCAGCATCGTATTGACTGCCTGACTTGCAAGCACGGCATCGCGCGTCGAACTCACGAGCACGCCCGCGCCGATGTTGACGGTCACTGAGTTTAGTTCATCAATCACGCACGGCCCGCGCCAATCGCCGAGCCTCGTTGTACAGTCGCCGAAGATGGCCCACTCTGCAACCGTGTCGCGCCATGTATAGTCAACATTGTTGGCAGAATCGTAGATCGCGGCGCCGCCCCACGCTTGCCGATCTCCTTTGGCTGCTAGGTAGAAGCCAGCATCGTCGTCGGCATCTTGAAGGATCGGAATGTCCATCAGCTCCATCAGCGTGCGCGCTGGCGAGCTAACGGTTGTCTGCGATGTGTAATCAACGCTGGTTATACCGGCTGACGTGAGAACGCTGGTGTCATCGACGACTAGGCGCAGCGTAAGCAAAGGGAACGCGTCAGTCATCTCAACGATACGCATGCGAAGCAACGATCCATCGTGCGCCGTGATCGTTACCGGATCTGTAGGTTCGAGACGCGGATAGTCGGCGCGCATCACCGTGATGGTCGCGTTCGCAACACTCGCCGCTTGGTCTAGAGAGTGTGTGTCCGCAACGGCCTTGGCTTCCGAAGGCGTGCCGCCGATCTGAATGTCCGTTGCTTCCGTGCTTGTGCTAGTGGCACTCAACAGCCGGTCGCTTATCTCGCTCCCGTTCGCATAGTCCGCACTGAGATTGATGTACGTGATCTGCTTGAAGGCGGGTATCTCTATATCGTTTTGCTGGCGCAGCGGAAACGGATCGCCGGAGAAGTTGCCATCCTCACTCGCGGCCAAGTCCTCATACGGTATCGTCGCCGCCGATGAACCACCCCGAGGGACGAACTTAACCTTACTCCCCGACATGACGCACTCGTAGAAGTACCATCCCATCGCGCGCTCAGTCGGCTCACGTGCCGGCGATACCTGCGACCAAGGCAAGCAGCACACCGTGCGGCTGATTGACGATAACTCGGTAACGTCTATCTGCCCCGCCGTAAGTCCAGCTCGGATGCAGATACGGCTCTGCACGTCGGCCACAGTCGGGCAAGTCGCCGTCAATAAATCAAATATCAGTTCGCCGAATCCGGTCAGTGCCGGCGCCCACACAATCCCGGCGAGATATGCCGGCCCGCCGATGAATCGTGCGCCGCCTGCGTCGGGTAGCGCATACGTGTGCAGAATCGTGCCGTCATCGGGATCGATCCGCCGCACGATGCCATCGGCACCGGACGGCCCCACAATGCTGATAATCTCGTCTAAGTCTTCGGCGTAGAGTAGCTGGCCCTGAAACGTGCTGCCGGAGTAGCCGAACGCGTTCACGCGTGACCACACGCCGGTTGCGCAATCGAGCTTGAGGATGTACCAAGGCGAGCCCGTATCGCTCCAGCAGTAGATGCAGTCCCGCGATGAGTCGTAGCACTGCCCCCACTTGTTCGCCCACAGTGAGTCAGCGCCGGCCGCGATCGCCGTGTGCGTTACCGATGCCGTGTACTCGAAACGTGAGAACCCATAGGTAGGCCCGCGACTCGCCCAGAATCGGCCATCGGCATCGACCATCGCAGCGCCGTATAGCCCGCCGCCGCCTGGCGTCACCGATCCGAGATCGAGCACCGGCAGATCGCCGCTAATTGTGAAGATATGGAACTCGCCGTTATCCTCGATCAGTGCGCGATTGGCATCCTGATCCATCGCGTAAGTCTCGGCGTAATCCGTTAATCCGCCGCTATCCTTGTATGACCCGATGTACTCGCGAGTAGAAATCTTGTAGGCGAGCGTATCGTAAGGCGTGCCGGCGCCAAGCGTGTCCTGCACAGCGAGAAGCGCCAAGTCCTCGCGAGGATACAGCAGCAACTGCGGCGCGTCATCTGCATTGATCGCCCAATACCCGCCGCTCTTAGCCGGCGTCGAAATGAACTCCCACGCCTCAGACTCGAAGTTGTAGATGCCGATCCGATCGGGACTCGCACCGCTGCCGCTGTGGTTGTGATCCGTTACCCACACCTCGCTACCATCCGAGTCGAACTGCGCAACGGATTCGGCTGTGGCCGTTGTCGTGATGCCGGTGTAGTAGGTTAGTTGCGGCCCCGAAGTACCATCGGCGACGACCTCGAATTCTAGGTTGCGTAGTTGACCGCTCTCGCCGAGTTGTAGTCCATCGACCCATATGGTGCCGCGATCCCGATATGCTGGCGCACTATCCGCACCCACTGCGGCATCAATCAATGCCTCATAGGCAGGGTCAGGATCTTGTGTCGCCGATCCCGTGTAGATCGTTAGCCTATCCCATTGTTCAGCCGTATTGCTCGCGGCGATCGTGCCCGATGATGCGCCGGAGTCGGTGCGCCAGATCAGCTCGCCGTTATCCCAACTTTTCGCAACGCCAATGATTTCGTGGCATGTCAATCCGTACAAGACGCTCATCGAATAGGTAACGGTCGTCTGCTTTTGCTTCGGCGCACCACCCTTACCACCGCCGCCGACCGTCTGCGTATCCTCATTCGCCACGCGATCCGTGTTGTACCACGTGTGCGGCGCAAGCCTCATGCTCCCGTAAATGTACGGGATATGCTGACCGTATTCGGTCTTCGGAATCTTCAAGTCCATTAGATTGGACTTTTGTTTCGGACCTGATGGCGCATTGAGCGCGTTGTAGAGGCCGCTGCCGAGCGCGAATCCTAGACCCGCCATGCCGAACTGCGCGCCAACCAACGCCCCAGCACCGCCAGCGATCACCGATCCCACTACGCCACTCCCGGAAACGAATACGCCGCCGCGAACCGTTGGCGACGATAGAAAACAAGCCGCTGTTCAACGACGCGCATGTATCGCGGATCGTTGAGTGCGTGGATGATTGTGCGGCTCCCGTATTTGTTTTCGGCGATGATGCCCATGTGCTGCGGCGCCGTCTCTGTTACCAGAACTATTACATCGCCTGGCCGCATATCAGCTTTGTTCACGCGCCGACCCAGATGTTGATTGCACAGCGGCAGCATGGAACCATCCGGCGTCCCCGTGTAATCCGGAACGTCGAAATCCGGCGCGAATATCCCGAGCGCGCGACCCACGCAGATGATGACGCCGCCGCAATCGAGTGCAACGCCTGGCTGCCGCTCACGATGATGGTAGCGCGTGCCTATCAAGCTACGCGCAGCCCGGATGACATCGTCACGGTTAGCCATCACAGCCAATTCCGGTACGTGCTCAAGACCGCCTCTGCCGTCGGTGTTTTTGTTAAGTCGTCGGAGCCCTTGCGATCCGGCTCTCCGCCGAAGTTCAATACGTTATCGAACTTGTCCCGGCAGTCCTCCTCGCGGCGCTTGCGGCACCCGGCAATAGCGATGCCCGTATCGCCGACTTGGATGTCATAGAACAGCGGTAACGCCATCGTGAACGTACCGTTAGCCGCGTAAGTCTTGACCTTGCGTGATGCGCCGGCATTGTCGCCTGTGAGCCATTGAACTTCGCCCTCCCCGAAATAGTCCTCAGCCTCAGCACGCGCGCTATCTCGATACACGTATTTGCTCGTGACGTTCGTTACCGAGAATAGAACAGTGAACGGCGTATCAGAAAACGAAATATCCTTGCGGCATCGATCATCGCCCAAACGATAGCGACACGTCTTACTGCTAGAGTCTCCAATCGGATGATTCAGATAGCGGCGCAGATCGTGCAGCTCAATCACGACTTGACCTCGTTGTAATTCCATCTCGCCAAACGTACCGGCCAGCAGATCGTCCACGCCGTCCGAATATGACTTGTAGTTGTAGCGGAAGATTCGGAACTCGGCATTGCGCCAACGATCGCCGAGTATGTCCTCGACACCGAACACCGTCCCATCATGCAATGTGCGAAGTTCCGTGTTGCCGACATCGCACCCTACAGCGATCGATATTGCGCTGGCGACGAATCCGGGGTCGCACAGATACGTCCCGTTGATCTCCGAGTCAACGCCCGTGATGATGTCGTCTTTGTCGTGCGACGTGAGCCGCAGAATAGTGCCGTCCGCGCGCTCAATGCGGATCGCAGTCGCAAGCGTAGTCGTGCCGAGCGCGTAGTGGGCGAGCAGCGCAGCCGGAATAGTTTTCACTACTCCATGACCTCCTCTAGCACAATCGATTGCCCGGCCGTGTACCGATTCGCAGCCGGCCCCGCGATGATTAACTCCCAATCGATGTCATCAGACTGAAAATGTACCGGCGTGTAGAAAACACCGGACCATGTGATAGCCGATGCAGCCGGCGCCGATGCAATGGTAATCACGCCCGTGTTGGCGTTGAACGTGTAATAGCTATTGAGCGTCTGCACCACGCCGTTGAATTTCAGCACGAACGATGCCGCATGCAGCCGGCGAATGGTGCGGTCCTTTGTCGTGGACGATCCCGTGAACGTGTAGCGCTTGACCGCCTGGTACGTCGTGCCGCTGATGAGCGTGACCGGCCAGTCCTCTGCCACATGGTCCTTCGGATCGCGCAGCAGGCACCCGTAGGCGCCGCCTTCCGTGATCTCGTGCAGTCCCTCGAACTCGGCCCAATCGTCGACAGTGAGCGGCGCGTTCGTGAAGTCGAATGTTCGCACCGTGACCTCGTGCGCGATGTTGATGCGCTTGCGCCCGCTCCCAGATTCAGCGCGTTCGTTTTTCCGCTGTTGCTTACCGCGCACGCCGGCAACAAAGAACCGCTCCGGGACAATCACGTCCGACATTATGGTGATACTCACCGCGCCGCCCCGCTGAATCTACGGCCCTGCGCGAGATTCACTTGCCGTCCCGTCTCGACCGCGAGCTGCGATGCAGTCTGCTTACTCATGCCCGCAGGCGGATTGACGGTAATGTTGATCGTGCCGCCGCCGCCAGACGCATTCTCCGCTGCCGGCACTACCCGCTCGCCCTGGTGCAGCATGTACGGCCCGGTTTTCGGCACGTAGGCCACGCCGGTTGCGAACGAATCGAGCACGGAGCCGATGAGACCGCCGCCTTCCGCGATTGATGAGCCAGCCGCTGCCCCAGTGACCGAGGAAGCAAACGCAAGTCCGGCCGCTGTGACTTCGCCCGCGAATGCTGCGCCAGCGCCTGTGATCTCTGGAAGGAACGCGGCGCCCGCTGCCGTAACCTCTGTGCCAAACGTAGCGCCTGCCGTAGTAACAACCGTTCCGAATCCTGTGCCAGCGGCCGTAACGGTTGTCCCGAATGCTGCGCCGGATGCTGCATCACTCGCGACTGTTCCGGCCTTTCCAGCATTGAACCCGAGGATACTGCCAAGCTGCGGAAGATTTCCTTTTAGCGATTCGGCGAGCGGCCCAGTAATCTGCTGCCTGATCTCGATTCGCGCTAGATCGGCCGCAATTCCGCCAACTAAATCAGTAACCGCCGATTTCAAATCCTTGAAGTTCTTGATGCTGCCGTTGAACAGGTTAAGCGTGAAGTCCTCAATACTGCTGAATGCTCGCGTGAATACGTCCTCGAATTGCTTCGCTACATTCCTCGTTTCCTCTAGGTAATTGTTCAGCGCCTCATTCGCGCCGTTGATCCAATCCGCCTCAGCCGCGCGTATCGCATCGGTGCGCTGTTCGTATAGCGCAACTTCCTTCGCGTAGGTTTCCTCGGCGACTTGGAGATAGGTGTCGAACTGCGTCCGGTCAATCTGCCCGCGGCGCAGATCGCGCTCTAGCTTCTGCCGTTCCTGTGCCCGCCTGTCGTCAATCTCGGATCGGCCCGCGTTGACCTCTCGGAACCGTGCTCCTTGGCCTATTCCCGCTATCTCGCGCTCGTTACGGCGAGAGATGGTATCAAGATAGTCTTTGGCAGCGTCGCGCGCGTCCTGGTATCCCTGCGCGATCTTGTCGAGCGCTTCCTGCGTCTTGATCGCGTTGATCGTGATCTTGGTTGTTTCGTCCTCGCGCGCCTTTGAAATCTGCGCTTGCAGTTCCTTAATCTTGCGCTCGTTGTCTATTTGATCCTTCGTCGCCTCTTTGCCGGTAAATACTTCTTGCTTACGGCGTTTTATTTCCGCTTCAAGTTCTGCAATCTGCGCTTGCGCAAACAGCCGAATGAATCCGAGCTTAGAATCGTAGTATTCCTTGTCTTGGATTAGCTGCGCAGAACGCAGCGCCTCCATGATCTGCTCGGAGTTGCGGAACGCTTCGACCTGTGCCGATCCTGCAGCCTTGATCTGCTGTAGATCAAACTGGAGTTGCGCTGCTGCGTCTTGCCTGGACGTATCTATCTCTGCTTTTGCTGCGCCTCCACCGCCGCCGCCAGTTTTCGGCTCTTTGAGGAAACGATTCGCGGCCGCCGTACTATCGCCGATGTTCCTAGCCAACGCCGCCGCCTGCTGGCCTTTCAGTCGGCGCAGTTCCCTATCATTGTCCGCCGCCGGAATAGTCGCAGTGAGTTTCGCGCGTTCTTCCTGCAAACTGGCAATCTGTTTCCCGAGAATGGCTGCATCATCGGCGAAAAAGAATCGCTTGAGTCCGCTGCTAGTGTGCGCCGTCTGCTGTTCTTGTAGTGCAGATATGCGTTTATCAAGCGAAGCAATAGGATCGCCCTGCGCCTTACCCATCGCACCGAATAATTTCCCGACGGCATCGGTGGCTATACCAAGCCATTTGACGATTTCAATTAACTGCGGCAAGAACGATGCGCCGAACGCAGCACCGCGAATCTTCAATTCTTCAAGCTGATCCCCGAACTGATCGGCTTGCTTCGTCATTTCCTCAGTGATACCAGATAGCCGCTTGCCTTTCTCTATCGCTTGCGCGATGCCGCTCGATCCTTCGGCCAGCGCTGGTGCTAGTTCCTGCCACGACTTGCTGAACACCTTTTGCGCGAGCGCATTCCGCAGCGAGATATCCGGTATCGTGTTGAATATATCGGCAAGCTGCTTGAACGCTTCAACGGAATCCGTCGCCGTAACGCCAAGCTCGCGAAACTGATCCGGGTTCTTACCCATTTCCACGGACATCTTATTGATGCCCTTGGCCAGGCCGCCGAGATCGGTCCCGGTTTGCTTGGCAAGCAAGTTGAGACCGGCCAAATCTTCAACCGCTATACCCGTGCTCTTGTGAAGATCGTCTAGGCTTTGGAGAAACTCGATTGACCCGAATGCCTTAGCCGTGAGCGCTCCTGCCGCGGCTATACTAATACCTATAAGAGCATTCCTAAGCAGCCCGGCAGCAACAAATCCTCTCTGATGACTTTCAGCCAGTCGAAGCGCTGAATCTGCAGCGGCTAGTTGTTCCTTGCTCGCGCCCTGCAATCCAAGCCTATAAAGTTCAACCTCTCGATTCGATTTACCGAACTCCGCATTCTGCTGCCGCAAGCCCAGGATGTACTTATCTATGCCTGCGCTCTTGGCTACGGCCTGCGCTTGCTTCTCAGCTAAATCAGCGGCCGCCTTTGCGCTGACTTTCTGCGCTTCGGCTATCGATCGATCGCGCGCCTTTTGCGCCTCTGTCGCCGCCTGCGCACCAGCCCTTTGAGCCTCACCCAATCGCAGAGCAGCAGCCGCGGTTTTTAGTTGCTCCTCAGATGCGCCTTGCAGTTTCAGCCGGTATAGTTCGATCGCAGTTTGCGACTTTCCAAACTCGGCATTCTGTTGCTTCAGCCCTGCGATCGTCTGATTGATTGCTGCGCTCTTTGCTGTCGCCGACGCCGCTGCCTTATGCGCATCAGCCAATCGAATAGCAGCATCAGCAGCCTTTAATTGTTCCTGCGACGCGCCACGCAACGAGAGCTTGAATAGTTCCTGCTCGCGAATGCTTCTACCGACCGCTGCGTTCTGCAGCTGTAGCTTTTCAATGTACGTATCAATCGACCGCTGCGCGCTCTTGCTAATCTCCTTCTGCCCTTCCCCTAGCGTGCGAATAGAACGGCGAGCCTCATCGAAGCCCGCCTTCATCTTCGTCGCGTCGGCGGAGATCTCGATTACGCCGCGGCCGATCGTGTCCGTCATTTCCGTTGCGCCTTTTTCTGTTGCGCGTTAATCGTATCCATCGCCACTTCTTCCATGATGCGCACGGAGTCGAATACGTCCGACCATTCCGCGCGCGGCACGCCTTTCATGCGCATCACTGCCGGCAGCGCCGAGTAATCGAGCCCGATCAATCCGCCCATGCCGCCGACACGCCACTGCGTACTCATCGCAATGAACGTATTCACGGCGCTGAGATTGTCCGGCCAGATGTCAGCCGATGCCGTAGCCTCGTCCACCGTGAGCCCCCACAGCCTAAGCTCCGCAGCCGTCGGCCCCGGCAGATACAACGCCCGAGCGACGGCCCTCAGTTTCCCAGTTTGGCCTTGAGCAGTTCATCGCGGTAGACCTGATACGTTACGACCGCCGTACCGGGATAGTTATCGAGCAGCACGCGCACGTTGTCCCTGTTGAATTCGTCTTCCAATTCCCACGCGGAAACCATCTGCATGAATGAATCGACATCGCGATCGAGTGATAGGTCAGCATCTGGCGCGCTTTCCGGATCCGCTGCCGTTGCGATCTTTTGCAGATCGGTAAGAAACTCCATCAACGCCGTTCGTGTGCGATGCTTGAACGTCATGGTGACCGGCGACGACTCGCCACCGGCCACAGGAACCCCGACCCTCGCTTGGAAAGTCGGGGATGCTACGAGCTTGAGTTTAGGCATTAGCTCGCGTACTTCGTCGGCTCGGGATTTTCCAGCGACAACGTAACCTGCGCCCGCGCGACCTCGTTAATAGTCAACTGAGGCATCGGTGCAAGCGTGATGTACGCGGAGAACAGGATCAACCCGCCGTTCGGTTTCGTCACCTTGATCGCGCGCGGCAGCCGGTCATCGTTCGCTTCCTTCGCGAGCAGATAGCCGGCTAACGAGTCATCATCAGCGATTTGTATATTCACGCCCACCGCTGATTTGTTCGTCGGTATACGGCGCTCGGCATCGTCCTCTAAAAACTGGAACGTGACGAATTGCTGCTCGCCGCCTTCGCCCGTGAACTCCAGAATCTGCTGTAGCTGCGTCCAGCCCGTGATCTCGCGCGCCGATCCTGTGCCGCTGCCCGCAGGGTACGCCGTAGTGCTGCTGCTATCGATGCCCTCCAAGCTGATGTTGTTCGTGGCAACAACACTTGCACGCACAATACGATTCTCCAGCTTGCTCCAGCCGGAAGTCATTTCGAGAATGTCGCCGACGATAACGGCGTGCGAGGATTCCAGCGTTGCCACCGCCGGATCGGCGTTACTGACCGCCGTCATGCTCATGGCGTCGCCGTAGCCGGATGCGATGTGTACTGTCGAACCATTCGGAATATACACGCTGGCTAGAATCAATCCTGATTCATGCATGTACCTGAACAGTTTCGCATGAAGTATTTCACCGAGGGAGAATGCGAAACTAGCAACAAAACCAATGAATTTATTCATGACGCGCTTCCTTTTTCCAAACAAAAAACCGTCACGAGGACGGTAAAAAAAGGCCACTCAGAAAGTGGCCGGACACAAAAAAGCCCGCACGGATGCGGGCCTTTTCTTTGGTGCTAGGGATGCTTAAATAGTGCAGCCCTCATGCAATCGTCGTTTCGTCTCTACATACGCCAAGTGCGCAGCCTCCGGCGTATGGAATAGTCCGATATGCTGCGCCCGACCGTGAACCTGAATGCTCGCGCGCCATTGATCTGTTGGCGCATGCCAATGAACACCAAGCAGACCGCATTGATTATCTTTGCGTGCCGCCCTCATGTTCTCTTTATTCGTTGTCCTCGTGACATCACGAAGATTCGCGATTCTGTTGTTTCCGCGATTGCCGTCGATATGGTCAATCTCATTCGTCGGCCATGATCCATGGACGTGCATCCATGCCAGTCTGTGCGCTAGGTGTCTCTCGTAGTCAATCGACACTCGGAGATAGCCAGCCATAACACCGGAAGCAATCAGAAAGTCGGCTCTGTCCCCGACCTTGTGACGTGATGCCGTTCTGATTCGCCTTGTGAATATTCCGCTATCAGGATCGTAATCGAGCAATGCACGCAAGCGGTCAACCGTCAATGTTGTCACGCAATTCATTGAGCTTATTCGCGTTGATTAAGATCAGTCAGTATACCAAAAACTGAAATCCTGCATGCTGCCGTACAGCCCGACCTCATCCTCGTACACAGCAACCGCGGCGCCGAGCACCGTAGGCGCCAGCGATGTCACTGCCCGCAGCGTGTCCTCTACGTCGCGCGCCAGTGTCATCACCGTGTCGCGCCGATCCGCCCAGCAGTTAATCTGCACCCGCGCGTTTTTCTTGGACGGCACCGTGGGATCCATGAAATTGATTGCCTCACCGCCGACCTGCTGGAATGTGATGCGCGGCAGATCGTCCACGTCAGCCGGCGCGATGTCACGGTAAACACGGTTCGACACCAGCCCCTTCAGCGCCGTGTAAATCGATGTCTCTAAACTCACGGCCGCATCGCCTCTGCCATCCAATCACGCGTAGCAATCCGCTGCGCCATGCGCCGCTTGGCTGCCTCGATTGCTTTCGGCATGACGTTTAGCGATGGCCGAATGTACGGCCGCGCCGGTATCCATTTACGCGTGTGCTTTGCGTTCTTGAGCGATACCCAACCGCGATTCGTTAGCACCGCGCGATACGGTTGCCAGTGCCCGTACTCGATTAGATGCCAATGCCGCGCCGTGCGCTTATTGACGCCGACATGATACGTTTTGATCTTGTCCGTAGTCCTAGACCGTGATCCAACACGATACACCGACTCGTGCAGCGTTTTCGTTTTCTGCCCAGGAGTCGGCTGCGTCGGCCCAACGAATGACGCCTCGGACTTGTGCAGCTTCTCTGGCGACGTGTTCAGCTTCAACTCGTCATAGAGCACTTTCGCACCGGCAGCCGCACCGGACCATAGGATGCTCTGCGTAATACCAGCCTCGAAATTGTTGAGCGCTTTGGTGATGTCGCCGGACACCTTGAAGTCTAGGTTAAGCACTCTTTGCTACTCCTATTTTCAGGCCGCGCTCAACGCAAAACATGAACGTCCTTTCGCTTGGACGAAATCCGAATACATCGTGCAGAAGCACTACGGCGCGAATAAACAAGCGCAGCCACCACCTGATCCTAACTTCCATAATCAGTTCCGTCGTCGCCATGCTCGTCTACTCGTCAAGAATCTCACTGCACGGCAACGTCAACCACTCCTGCCCGCTGTGCGGATCGGCGAGCACGCCTTCTACATTGTATAGATGATCACCGTGGCGGATGCGCATCGAGCGCTTGATGCCGGCGATGTATCGGAGCTTGACCGCCACGGTAACGGCACTCTGCTCGGCGCCCGCCGAGACGAACTCGCGCACCGACGACGGCCGCACGTTGGCCCACGCATCGGCAAACAGAGACCATGATTCCGTAATCTCGCCCGTCGTCTCATCCTGCACCGATGTCAACGTGTGAATCTCGATCCGATGATTCAACGATCCAGCGGCTAGGCTCACTGCCGCACCCTGCGAAATGCGAACGCGCCGATACTGTCGCGCCCCGCTTCCATTTCATGCCGGCTAAGTTCCATGCACTGAAAACCGTAGCAGCCTAGCCAATCGATCAACCCGGCAGGCGTGAAATAATACAGATGCTCGCCTGGTCGATAATGTCGCGACTCGCGGATCGCCGACAGATCATGGAACACCGGCACCGACACGAACAACCACTCGCGAACGCACCCCAACATATCCGCCGCATCCTCCAAGTGTTCGATCGTGTCCCACATGCACAGCGCATCGTGATACGTCGCCGGGTCGGCGTAGTAACCCTGCGCCACGAGGCGATCAACCGCTATCGGCATCACGTCGTAGCCGCGCGCATCGAATCCAGCCGCCCGAGCCGCCCGCACGAAGGCGCCAGTGCCGGCGCCCACGTCGATCACGATCGCGTTGTTTCGCAGATGCCTCTTCAGCATCTCGCACCGCCCCGCGTTAACGTCGCGCGCGATGTCCGT